ATACGCAAAGTAGGCAAGGTCTAAGAAGTCCGCTTGCTGGTAGGCCGAGATATCCTTCATTGAATAAATCGACTTACCAGTTTTGCGTTCCCACTTAGCCCATTCTGGCAAGCCAGCTTGGTAAGTAACTGATTCGCCTGAGCTGTATTTAATTGTGATTGATATTTTCATAGCTCCCGATGCTCCGATCTCTTAGGTAAAGGACTCCGCTGGTTGTCCAACAACTGTCATCGTCCAAGTGTCGGTTAGTGCTCCGGGAGCAGCTCCACCAGCAGTTGGGAAGATTGGCAAAACATTAAATGTAAAAGTTGCGCCTGATGCAGCTGTGAATACTGTTGAAATTGTAGTATTTGGTGCTGATTCTGCAACGCCCCAAATAATTTCAAATAGAGAGCCAGTCGCTCCCCAATCCTGCAATAGTTCAATTGTGAAAGTCCATTGCTTATCTACAGACTTATAAGCGCGACCATCAAGAGTTTGATAAGTCTCGATAATTGTGTCGCAACTTAAAACGGCTGAAGTTGTTTGAGCGTCAAAGTTATTACCCCCAATGGTAAAACTCACATCGCGCCCAGTTATTACTGTGGTTGGCATTTGTATCTCCTATGCGGTTTGCTCGTAGCGGACGCTCAAGCGGATATCTGAAACTAGTAGGGTTGTGTTTCCTACTTCAGTTACTGATGGTCTTTCGACTGTCGATAACTCATACTTGGAAGCATTTAAGGCTCCAAGAATACTAATGACCATTTGCTCTAAATTATCTAAAGCTGCTGCATTGCTAAAATAAGCAACGCAAGCGGTTATGGTGTAATTCAATTTAACTCTAGTTGTGGCTTTTCCCAAGACTTCAAGCTCCATATAGGGCGAGTCTGGAATGACAATAATTGCTGGGACAATAGGCGCTTCAGGAACTGAGTCGTAGATATTAGCGCTTAGACCAGATAGGGCAGTTTTGAGAACGCCTCTGACATCTGTGGCAATTGTGCTTGCTGGCATTAGCCCACCATTGTCTCAACATCAAGATAAGGCCCTAAAAGGCCAGTTACCTTGGCAAGTAAATTTTTAGATAGGCGGTAAGGGGTTACTGCAAAATCTACGCCTTCTATTGATCCACCAGCGGCTGTTCTAGCTTGGAAGATTTCGACTGAGATAGCCAGAATTGCAGCTTCAGCATTGGCATTTCCGACATAGGTTGATAGTCCAGAGAGCGCAGCGTTTCCTGCTGGGATAACATTCTTTTCCAATATATCTGCATTGGTGATTGCGACTGTAAAGACATAATCTGAAATTTCGTCATCGGTTACTGTGTGAGTGCCGTTAAATGGTGATCCGCAGCCAGTAATAATTACGGATTGGCCCTGAGTGAATTCTTGGATTGTTGCAGTCTCAAAGTAAGCGACATTATTTTCAAGCTTCACTTTGTTTATTTTGCTCTGAAAAGTGACCAGCATTGGCAGAACTAAGTTCTCTGAAGCATCGACAATATCGTTTAGGTAAGCATCTGGATATAGGGATGACGAAACGCCAAGAATCGTCCTAAGCTCTGTGGCCGTAACTATTGTTGGCATTTCGTCATCCTTTCAAGCAGTTAGGTGAGCGGCCAGCTCGGGAGCGGACTGGCCGTCACTATTAGGGATTATCAGCTCTTGTTGAACCAGTTAGCTGAAGCGCCAACCTTGGTTGCAAGTGCGCCATAGCCATAGTAAGCAACTTCAATCTGACCATTTAGTGCAACATTGGTCTGGAGACGGAAGCGGCTTGATTCATACCAAGTGTAACCTTCTGGATTTAGAACTACCATTGAATAATCTCCAAGGCCAGTTCCACCAGTTCCACCCATTGCGCGATCTACATAAAGATCAAGACCTAACACATTTCCGCGGATGCTTTGTGGGGATACTACTCCACCAGCGTTTTGTGGTTGTGACGCAGTATAGATAGGGCGTCCAGCATCGTTATAGGACATAATCTTGGCCCATTGCTCAGCACTTACTACTAAGTTGCGAGCAAAGCCAAGTGATGCTTTATAAACTGCAGCAGCACCTGTTGATACGAAGGTTAGCAAACCATCTTTATCTTCTGTGGTTGCTGTTGCATTTAGAGTTCCGTTGTTAGCAATTTCGCCAGTTACGAAAGCATTGGTGGCTTTTGCATAAGCAAATTCCATTTGGCGCACTAGCTCATCAAAGAATACTGGTGAGCTTCGGTCTAGTAACTCTACTGAGAAAGTCTGGCCGCCAGCATACTTATTGACTGAAACTGATATAAAGCTGTTCTCCATTCCAGTTTCACCAACTGGTTGAGCTTCATTAACATCTGCAACTGTTGGAACTACTGTTAGCTTTGGAATCTCGAAAGTCATACCAGCATCTGGTAAGACACCGCGAGAAATTGCATCAATCGTTGGACGATCAGCATTTGAGAGAGGATTTACAATCTCTGTTAGCTGACGGGTTGGAATTAAGCCAGCGTTATTTGTTGTGGTGTCATCTGCTGCCATAACATACTGGCGAGCTGCGTCATCACCGAGTTTAGCGCGGACGCTATTCTCAAGATATTTTGCCTTGGTGAATTCAAGGCGAGGTGCTGTGTAAAAGGCTGGGCGAGACGCCTCAACCATATTTGCTTTAGCTGCTTCAACCGCTTCTTCAACGGCAGGAGCAGGAGCAGTAGTGTCAGACACTTGGTCTCCTTCGTTTGGGTTCTCTGAATCAGCGGTTGCTAAATCAGAATCTTCTTTAGGTGCTTCATTTTCAGAAGCTGCTACTTCGCTTACGCGAGCAGAATCAATTGCAGGATCAGTTACTAGAGATACTTCATCTAGGGTTGCTGAGGTAATCTGCATAACGCCTTTGTTGTTTGTCCATTCATTAATCTGGGCTCCAACGCTAAATCCATCGCGTAAGCCTTCAGTTGCTTCAATTAGGGCATCTTCTCCAGCCATAGTATTGGCAATCTTAAAAGTAGCTTCGATGCCAGACTTAGTTACATTGTGAGAGACCATCTTGCCAATTGGGCGAGTGCGGTCGTGCTCAAGAAGCAGTTTAACTGGCTTCATTTCGATTGAATCAGCTGCAAAGACTGTTGGGCCAACTGAAGTATTGCCTTGCTCATTCCAAGTCACAATAGTTCCAGTTATGGTGCGTTTAATTGTGTCGGCCGCTGTAACGACCATTGGGATATTAACTTTCATTTGGAATCAAATCTTCCTCTCGCTGAATTTGCTCAACGCTCATCGCGCCAATGCGGTTTAGGATTTCATAAACTTGAGCTCTCTCTAGCGCGTTACCGCGTAGGAAGTCATCAAGTGCAAAGCGCGTCATTACTGGATTAGGTGTGAAGTCCGGCAATGATAGGCGTTCCTCAATTGCCTTAAGTATTGGGCGAAGTGAGAAATCTACTAATGAGCGCCGCTCGGACACCGCGTTTGAGTAAGTCATAGAAGTCGTTTCGGCGCTCAAGAAGTAGGCAGGTATTCCACAGGCCCGAGCTAATTCTAGTGCTACATATTGACGAGCTTCTGCTAGTTGCATTGATTTAGGATCAAAGCCAAATTGCTGTAAATCAACATCTGCATTTAGGAAAGCTGTTGAGCGAGTTTGTCTAGCAGTTTTCCAAGCAGTTAGCAAGGATGAAATTCTTTCGGCAGTTAGATTAGTGCCATTAGACTTTAACACCATTGAAGGTGCTGGCTCTTTAGCATAATTTACTGCTGCGTTCTCAAGATAAACAGCTGCAGCAATTGTTTTGCCAGCTCTGTGAAGCAATCCTTCATCTCCACCATCAAATCTTATGATTGAACCTACGCCACTAAGCGGAACTGCTTTACCATCAACTTTATATCCAGTAATTGTGGTGTTAAGGAAATCTGTATCAACTGTAACGCGGTCTGGACTTACGCGAGTCCAAGCTCTGACGCGTCCGCCATCGGTTGCGCTATACATCTCGAGAACTTGACCATAACCAGCGCCATATAGCCAGATATCTTCTGCAAGCCAGCAATAGATTACAAATCCTGCAACTCTTGGGTCTGGCTGATTGATAACTCTGTGTGGATCAACATACTGGCCAGTGATACGATTAAAAGTTGTTAAAGGTAATGAGCCAATAGTTCCGCAAATGATATTGCGAGCTCTTGCAACAGATGGAACGCTCATTGCTAATTGGCGAGTGGTATTAGTTGCACCGCCGAGAATATTATAAACTGAATCTGAAATCTGAACTGGTGTTAAAGCTGCTTGAACATCAGTAACGGCAATAGGGCGCTTGGCCTCAACTGCTGGAAATAGGAAATCTCTTATAGCACCCATTGCTTACATTGTAAGCGAGCCGACTTACACTATTTGGATATCAACGCTAGTTTCAGACATTGTTGCATAGTGTGTTGCTAAAGCTGAAGCAATTGCTCCACAGATTGTCGTATTACTTACCTTGCGACCCATTACCCACCCGCCATCACCGAAAGGGAGTTTGACAGCGGATAGGCATTGTTTGGTCAGCTCTTCCTGTCCCGAGTGAGCTAACCGCTGAGATGAAATTGCTCCCA